TTCCAGCGGGTCTTGTAAAAGCTGAAACACCGTTAAGAGACGCGGGAATGTTATACGATGACATTGATAAATTGAAACGAGACGTGCAGACGTTAGCGAAGGCCGTTGAACGTATCCAGTCATTTTTGAAAGAGGCGTTTACATGATTGACATTGATAAATTAACGCAGGATTTAAACTCTGACTCAAAAGAATTAATGAATAAATGTTTTGCCGCCATTTTAGAAAATGGAACGGCTTTACTTGAAGTAACTGAAAAAGGAATAAGATACATACCGGCTGAAGAAACAAAGGAGCATTTAGATGATTGACTACGAAAAAATTAAGTTTAGCGACATTACTACTCTAAAAAATGGACTGAAAGTTTATACCAAAGCAAAAGCATTAAGATTTGCAGCCGGATACATAAGCTGCTTTGATGAACATAAAAATAAGCACCCAGAGGAAGTGTATCAATGGCTTTTAAAGCAGGGTGGCGCAGATGATTAGTTTCACAAGAGATGAATTTAAAGAGCTTTGGTATGCGCTGGATTTATGCCATACAAGACCGTCAGGCGCACCAGTATCACCACTCATGGCTAAAATTGGATTGATGATTTCTTATTGCTGTACTCATGAAGCCGAAGAAAACGCGCCTTTCTCTATTTGCCAAAAACCGGATGGCGTTTTCACTCGATGCTATAAATGCAAACACTGTGGGGAGTTTTATAGATGAGCTGTTGTGATGCAAAGCGTGTGGCTTTCAGCCGTGCGATCTTTCTTGCTAGAGGAGTTTTATAGATGATATTCGCTATTAAAATAATGCTTTGTATAGGAATGACGTCAGTCACAGCCGTGGCGATAATGGGTTGTGCTGCTTTATGGTATGGAACGTTAACGGGGTCTTTGTAGATGAACCTATTATCATTACAAGAAAGAGATTATAAATTTAGTTGCCAAAATCTTGAAGGAATAGAGATTACTCATCTTAACAATCATCGACGTTGGGGGTTGTTTATGCATTGCCATACTATTAACGATACCGATTCATATTTGATGGATTATTGCGCTCTAAAGACGTTGCGAGACAACGCCGAAAGACTTCTGATATCACTGGATAAGGCTATAGGATTAATTGAAGATGAATAACTTCACGAAAGAGGAATTGCAAATCATTTTCTGTGATATGGAAACTTATATACATAAAGCGAGAATAGGTAAAGTTGTTGAGGATATTGTGAAACAGCTTGAGGAGAATGAAAAGCAGGTTTATAGCATATTTTTTGCTAGGGAGTTTAGATGATTATTTCGGAAAAACAAATACTGCAATTAATTCGCATCGCCGATGGATATTGCAGTGTAATGCATAGAATCGGACAGTATCAACTCGTAGAAGAAGTGCAAAACTTATTGGCTATAATTAATGATCAGCAATCAGATGATTTAGAGGAAATAAAATAATGCCATGCTACGACCCAACCCCAAGCCAAGAGCTAGAAATGTACCCTAATTGGCTGTGCCAAGCATTTAAAATGCTAACTACAGAACAGATATTATCAATCAAGGGGATTATGAAAGGGTACTACACAGAAACGGCCTATCAGTGGTGGTTAAGGCATTTGAAAGAGGATAAGGAATGACCCAAATAAGAATCAACCAACAAGACTTCAACGACTTAGCATGGTCATCCATGCGTTATGCTTTAGGACGAAAAACCTATATCACAGGTGTAATATCAAACCTTTTAATCAGAAATGTTGATAAAATATTCCCTGATGTTCGTTATCGAATAGGCGAAGAAATAGCCATCGCAATTAATCTTGGTCACGCAGGCATGGAAATGGACGTTAAAGAATGGAAGAAGGTTTTGAAGGCTTTTAGTGAGATACCGGCATGACATTGCAAGAATATATTGATTCTAAATTAGTATTTATAGCTAAAAAATTAATCCCAAGCATAAATAACCCCGACACCTTTGCTTGCGGATGGGATACAGGCTACAGGCAAGCCTTATTGGACTTGGAAGCGTTTTTAGGATTAGGAGAAAATAATGGTTTCTTTTAGGGACCGCACTTACTGCGCAAGCCCCAACTGCAAAAACGAATGCGGCCGTAAAATGACGGATTTAGAGAAGCAAGAGGCCAAGCGGAGAGACTTGCCCGTGTCATACGCCTATTTCTGCGACAAACCCCATGTACCTTACTGTGGCGACTTTTATGAGCATAAATGAATGAAAGACTGGCTCGCAATAATCCTCATCGCCATTATCATGTATTTTGTGATTTATGGCGTGGATGCGTTTTTTACGGACATGATGTTCAGGCCGTAACTCATTGATCTAATTTAGATTTAATTATAAGATGTTGGCTGTCAGGTATTGGTCGTACCAGACAGCCAATGCGCGTTGGCGCGGTGGCTATATACCCTAGTTACGATAGGATACATATGCACAGGATTGTAACAAACTTATTCTTTTACGTGAAGCCCATTCTGGCGTTATGCTGGTTTGGGCTTTTTTTTAACTCGCGGTTCATGGAGATATTATGAGTGAAGAACAAATAAGGGTGCTTCGGCAATGGCTATCAACATTACCAAAGCAGGGCATTACGGTTGAAAATGCGTGTCATCGCATTTTGATTGCATTAGGCATACTTACAGGAGGTAACACACGATGATTATAACAAATAATGAACAAAAACCAAACTTTGGCGTTAATCAAGGCGTTTGGGAGTATCGAACTTTTGATGACGAGTTGCTTGGTTATACGGTTAGAAAGAAAAAAGGTGTAGGTAAACGATTTGTTCCATGGTCGTTTCAAGATGGCCAGTGGATTGCGAAATGGTATGAGTCAGATATTAAGCCAATTTATCGCTGTCATGAATTAAAAAACCATCCTGATAAACCTGTTTTAATCGTAGAAGGAGAGAAGACGGCAGATGCGGCAGCTATTTTGTTTCCTGATTATGTTGTTGTTAGTTGGATGGGTGGCAGTAGTTCTGCTAAAAAAATAGATACAACGCATTTAAAAGATCGTGTTATTTATGTTTGGCCAGATAATGATAAGCCTGGTTTTACAGCACAAGAAAAATTGAAATCTGCTTTGTCGCCTGTGGCAACCGCCATTTATTACATTAATCCAAAGCCGTTTGGCGTTGAGGAAGGATGGGATCTTGCTGATTACGATGACGAACATGGCGTTATTGATTGGGATATGATTTTAATGGCCATGGAGGACGCGAAAAACTCTACGCCAAAGTTTGATATACTTTCATATCCTTATTTATCCGAAGGAAACAACCCACGACCACTCGATGTAACCGCAAATCTTGAACACCTTCTCAATCATTATAATATAAGTTTTAAATGGAATATGATGAAAAGGGAATGGGATGTAAATGTTCCATCAAAAAATTTTTATAGCGAAGAAAAAGAAAACGAAGTTCTCACTTATATGACTAATCTTGCCGTGATTCATGGGTTTAATATCAGGCGTATTGGTCGTCATTTAGACTCTATTGCTCTTAAGAATATTTATCATCCGGTGAGAGATTGGGTTCTTAGCGAGCCTCTAAAAGATTATTCGCATTTCGATCAATTTATAAAAACATTAAAAACAACGGATGATGAGTTTTCGCAACTTTTACTTAAAAGATGGTTAATATCTGCGATGGGTGTTTTATTTAATGAGGGAAATTTTATTGCACAAGGGGTTTTGGTTTTACATGGCCCTGGAGGATGGGGAAAATCCACATTTATAGCACTGCTTGCTCCATCAGAAATGAATGCTATAAAGAAAGGAACGGAGCTAGATACATCAAATAAAGACAATTTGATTCGTCTTGCTGGATATTGGATAGCCGAGCTAGGTGAATTAGGCGGCACTATTAATAAATCAGATCATAATAAACTTAAAGCTCACATTACAAACGATCTAGATGAGGCGCGAAGGCCATTTGCAGCCAAAGATAGTAAAATGATCAGAAGAACCATATATGCAGGAACAGTCAATGAAGAAAATTTTTTAATTGATGAAACCGGCAATAGAAGATGGTGGGCGATAAGCCTCATAGAACCAATTGATACCAATGCAATGCAACTTCTCAATATGCAACAAGTATGGCGTGCTGCTTATGAACTTTATATGCGCGGGGAGCGTCCATATCTAAACAATGATGAAATCAAACAACTAAACGAATCAAACGAAAAACATGAACAAATAGACCCTCTTGATGAGAAATTAGAAGCTTACTTTAATTGGGAACAACCAGGCAATAAATGGATGAACTCAAGCCAAATATTAGAAATCATCGGCTATAAAAATCCAAATAAATCACAAACGACACGGATCGCTTTTTTCTTAAAAAAGCGAGGACTATCCAAAGGAACAGGCAGATTAAGACGAGCATATTTAATGCCATTTTATAATCCCACTCCAGAAAAGATGAAAGAGTGACACCTTTAAAATAATGCGTGACACCTAAATAAAATAGGTGTCACGCATGTAGACCAATGCCGACAAGGGGTGTGACACCTGTGACACCTGTGACACCTACTTTTAATATTATATATTTTATATAGTAGCATATATAGGTGCATACAATACTAAGAAAAGCCCTAAGCCCTGAAAAAGTGGTTTTTAGGTGTCAAGGTGTCACAATCCTTGCTGGGATTGGGTTATAGGCGTGACACATAGGTGACACCGCGTGACACAGGTGTCACGCTTTTTTGATTAAATTAAACATAAGGATTAACAAATGAACAATATTGAAAGAAAAAAAGCATTATATAAGCAAGAGTGTGTAAATACTCGATTTGATTTATGTGGTTTAGAAACAGATATTTTGGAAGCAGCGCAATCTGCATTAATTGATTTGCATGTTGCGAATAAATTGTTAAAAAAAGTCAAAACAATGATTGAAGGGATTAACGAAATATTTCCTCGTATAGAAAGAATTTAATGACCTTAACCACAAAGCAGGAGAGTTTTAAGATGCAAATTAAGTTTAAATGGGAAAAAATAATTGGTGGCGCAGAAAGTCTTACTGATCGCGCAAGAGTATTAGGAGGATGGCTAGTCAGAACAAGTGATTTTGATAATGATACCGGATGTGTTACTGCATGTTCTATGGTATTTATTCCTGATCCTGATCATTATTGGTCAGTATGACCTTCACCGAATACGCCAAATCGCGCGGAATGCAACTGCTGCGCGACGATATTCGGTACTTAAAGGCACACGTAGCGGGTATGTCACCAAAGCTCCGCCATGAGCTTCTCAGGCGGTATTGTGATGTCTGGATTGAGGCAATGGGCGATAGTTATCAGAGCGTCGGCAGACGTGCCGCTAATATTTGGATAAGAGAGGGGCAATAGCCCCACCGGCTACTAGGGGTTAGGCTCTGGCTTACATGGCTCGCTGACGTAACTATCCAGAGTGTTCACTATCGCTTGTAGAATGGGTAAAGGGTAGAAGTCATTGGCGATGGCAAACATGTCGCGTATCAGGCGCACAAAGTCCATGACAAGGTTATGCGTGATATCCTTGGCTCGTTGGAAAAACATCATGATGACACCTCCGTGATTACATGTTGTTCTCATCCTAATTATAGCATATATTTATTGGTTTTTTCTTATAAATAATTCAGGATGATCAAATATGCTCCAAGGTATCGTGAAGTGGTTCAACGAAGGCAAAGGTTTTGGCTTTATCACAGACGGTAAGACAGACATTTTTGTACATTTTAGGCAAATTGAAGCAGACGGATTCAAAACACTGAAAGAGGGGCAAAAAGTGCAGTTTAATGTGGTTGAAGGCGCGAAAGGTCTGCAAGCGCATAATGTTAAAGTATTGCTTGATTAATGGTATATTATAAAGCTACCTAGGACGGCCATCCGAATCGGTGTTCCAGCGTAAACACCTTGGTAGATTATTAATACGCTCTCTCGCTGGAGATAATTATGAAATGGAAAAATCAAACGGGAACGCGTACATATTATGCATGGCGCTCTATGCGTTATCGCTGTTCTTTAGACTCAAGAAATCCTAACTATAAAAATTATCATCAGAGAGGTATTGGCATTTGTCACCGCTGGCTAAATGACTATGATGCTTTCTTTGAAGACATGGGTGAATGTCCAGATAAATTGTCACTAGATCGTATTAATAACGATGGAAATTACGAACCAGCTAATTGCCGTTGGGCATCAATGGAACAACAAGAAAGCAATCGAAGAAACAATAAAATAATTACATTTAAAAACAAAACAATGACCCTATCACAATGGGCGCGTGAATTAAAAATAAATAAAACAACACTGGGTAGACGTTTAAACATTGCAAAAATGCCTATTGAATTAGCTTTATCAAAAAAAGTAAAACCACATGGAACGGCTTATCAATATTATGTAAAAGGTTGCAAATGCATTAAATGCACAAAAGCGTCAAAAATTTTAAATAAGAAAGTGGTTGAAAGGAAAAATAATAAAATTAAAAGAGATAAATTAAAGTCGGACGCCGATTCACCAAAAGGTAAAACGGCTACCAAGATTGTGGTGAGTTAGCTAACCAGCGCAAACAGCACGATAAGGGCTATCGTGGCCAGCGCACACATAACGCCTGTTACTATAGCGACTAGCATGTCTTTTGGTGTCATAGTAGGTTTTGCTCCTTGCGGTAGTTGTAGAGTTGTTGCGTCATGGCGATTAGTTCTAGCTCTAATGACTCTAGTTGATCAGGGGTTAGCAAATCAAATGCACTAAATTCGCAGAGACCATTCATAATATTGATGTCTAGTTTGTGTCTTGGTTCACAAGGGCTTATTTGCAGTTCTATTTTCATCGTTCATCCTCAAAAGTATAATTTTCAACCAAGTTCATAACTGCTTCACCATGCGTGTCGCCTACGCCATACTTGTTATTCCCATCTGGTGCGCCATCATAGTCGCTGAATCGTGCCGTAAACTTGTAGTCATCGTATGGCGCACAGTCTGCTGCGTATATTTCTATTGTGTATTGTGTGATCATTAGTAAACCCCTACAACCGTTCGAGTCACGCCGTATTCTTTTGTTGAATATCCAACTGCTTGCTTTTCAAAGTTGAACCCAAAGAGCTTGCCAGTCTTCCATATGGTCACAAATGGAAGGTGATTTAATTTTTTTATCTCAACGGCGCGCTTTATTGTTTCTTCTATATCTCTCATCATCATTCACCTATTTGTCTTGGCAGCTATTACGCTGCCCTTAAAATATATGGTCTATCCCACTTGCCTATACGAATGTTCAAATAATAATTAGGCCAATCACCATAGTCTGTATCACGGCTAACTATCTTCACTGGATTAATGTTCTCAGCAATTTCTTTCACCTTGAGCAAAAAATCCCGCGCTTTTTCGTTGTGGGCAAAGTTATCTTTAATCCAATAAGGGCTTACGCTTTCGCATTGCACAAACTCACGTGAATATTTATCAAAAACTGTAAACTCAATGTCACTTTCCATAATAGCAATGTTCAAGCTGCTGCAATGCTCTTTAGTTACTGAAAACTTCACGGATGGAAATTCCTTTCTCAGCGCAACCCGTACCGCCTTTACTTGCTCTGTTGATATGTATGCCATTTTCTTATCCCCTTTGTTGCCTTGATGCGAGTATTGTAAACGCGATTACACTAATTGTCAACACGTTTACAATGATTATTTATAGATTATTGTGGGTTGTTTGTGGGCATCGGTAGACAAGCGAGTCTGGGCGTGTATAATTTGCAGTTATACGCAGAGTTATAAACAGATTGTGTGGATAAGATGACGACTGAAAGATGTGGAAACTGTCGAGGCAGGCGCGTTATTATTGGCCTCGGTTGTATTGAGAAAGATTGCCCGAATTGCAAAGGGGTCGGACATGTTAAAGTTGATACGGTGGATACGTCGGTGGTTGCGCCAGTTGTGCGCGTGAAGCGTTCGCGTAAGCCTAGACAGATTGATATATTACCGGTACAACCTGTTTCAACCAATGGGGTAAATGATGGAGAAAGAGCAAAAGCCTAAAATGGGGCGTCCATCTATTTATAGTCAGGAATTAGCGGACAGAATATGCGAGCTTGTTGCTACTCATCCAGTAGGTCTGCCCAAATTATGCAAGATGTTTCCTGAGCTTCCAAACCCCGATACTATCCGTGTTTGGCGTTGGCAGAAGGATGACTTTTCCGCGAATTACACGAAAAGTAAACAGTTTCAGGCTGAAATAATGGCCGAATCGATAGAGGATATTTTAGACGATACGCTTGATTCTGTTTATTTCGATGAGGATGGTAACCGGCGTTTGGATTCTGGAATTTTAGGGCATGCCAGGCTGCGCATTGACTCAAGGAAATGGACTGCGGGCAAGCTTGCCCCCAAGATATATGGTGACAGGCAACACACAGACGTCACAGTGAAGCATGAGCAGGATTTAAAGGACTTGGCATGACGCAGATTCAAGATAAAATTAACGCTATGCGCCGATTGGAAAAACAAGTGCAAATGCTGGTGAAAGACGTGGCGGAAATGCGCGAGGTTATTGTGGTATTAGCTAATCAACTTCACGCTTTGGCCAACCCAGATGACACCCGATGACAAAGCCATTCGGCAACGCTTAAAAGATGACTTCATACACTACGCTTCAAAATGTTTGTTCATTCGCACAAAATCAGGCTCTATCCAGCCATTCAAATTAAACAGAGCGCAATCCTATATACACAGTGAGCTTGAGCGCCAGAAGGGCGAGACGGGCAAGGTACGCGCCCTGATATTGAAAGGTAGACAGCAAGGTGTATCAACGCTAATTGGCGGCAGGTTTTATCACAAAGTATCCCATAATTTTGGGATGCAAGCTTTCATCCTTACTCATGCGCTAGACGCTACGCAAAATCTATATAAGATGGCGCAGCGCTACTATGAAAACACGCCTTTACCCGTAAAGCCCCAAGTCACTACTTCTAATGCTAAAGAGCTAATCTTTGGGTTGCTGGACTCAGGATATAAGCTTGGAACTGCTGAAAATAAAGCAGTCGGACGGTCTGCTACCATTCAGCTTCTACATGGCTCGGAAGTTGCGTTCTGGAATAATGCACCTGAGCACGCTAAAGGAATTATGCAGGCTGTTCCGAATGAGTTAGGAACCGAGATAATATTAGAGTCTACAGCCAACGGCGTCGGCAATTACTTTCATCAAATGTGGCAGCAAGCGGAAGCGGGTTTATCGGATTTTAGGGCTATTTTTGTCCCGTGGTTTTGGCAAGAAGAATACCAGGTTATTGCCAGCGATGACTTTGTGCCAACCGATATCGAAATAGATTTAATCCAGCAATACGGCTTAACTAATAATCAACTGGCATGGCGTCGGCTTAAAATCAGTGAGCTTTCCGTCAATGGCATTGATGGTGAAAAATCTTTTAAGCAAGAATATCCATGCAACAGCACCGAGGCTTTTCAAAACACTGGCGAAGATACTTATATATCATCAGAAGTCGTTATGCGTTGTCGGAAAGGTGAGGCCGAACCTTATGGCAAGCTAGTTATTGGTGTTGATCCTGCGCGTTTTGGCGATGATAGAACGGGTATTATTCGCCGTCGTGGACGCGTGGCTTTTGGCCTTGAGAGCCATAGCAAAAAGGACACGATGGAAATAGCGGGGATGGTTCACAGTATTATTGAAGCGGAAAATCCTTTTAAGGTGTTTGTAGATGTTGGTGGGTTAGGTGCTGGGGTTGTTGACCGATTAAATGAACTTGGGCATCGCGGCGTTGTTGTTGGGGTGAATGCTGGAAGTACGCCATTAAAAGCGCGAGAATTTTACAATAAACGCGCTGAAATGTGGGCGAGTTGTTTGGCCTGGATGAAAGACGAGCCTTGCCAAATACCGGACAATGACGAGCTACACGCTGACTTGTGCGGGATTAAATACACGGTTGACTCTAATTCCAGACTTGTTATGGAACAAAAGAAAGACATGAAAAAGCGCGGAATTCGATCGTCCGATCTTGCCGATTCCTTGTGTCTGACGTTTGCTTACCCTCAAACGGCACTCGATGACACTACCGACTCGGTCAAAAAAGCTGCTACTATATTGCAAAAACAAAAAACGCTACAACGTGCTAGGAGCAACTTGTATGGCGGCAATAACTAAAGACAGCACAGAGCAACTGGAACGCATTAAAAAGAACGTCCAGACCTCACATATGTACTTCAAAGACAACGCGAACCGATACCGTAAATTCAAGCGCTACGTCTTCAAAGAATCAATCGGGGAAGACCAGCGTAGCATGTTGCAAGAATTGAACAGGCCCGTGGTTGAGTTTAACATTCTGGAAGCCTATATCAGCCGGCTGCTTGGTGAATTCTCAAAGCATGAACCGAGCATCGATATAACGCCCGCCGAGGGTGTGCCGATTGATCAACAAGTGCTGGACGTGGTGGAAGGCCATATCAGGCACGCCATTTATGACGCAAACAAAAATGGTTTTAGCTATCAAATATATAAAGATTTGCTGTCTGGCGGCTATTCAGTTGCTAAAGTGTGGACAGACTATTCAAGCCCGATGTCATTTAATCAAGAAATATTCTGGGGGCGTGTGTTTGATCCAACACTTGTAGGCTTCGATCCTATGGCACGCGCATCGCATAAGGGTGATGGTCAATATAGTTTTGAAATCTACCCAATGACTGAGGAAGACTTCAAGCGTGAGTTTCCCAAAGCCGAAGTCAGCAGGATGGGATATCAAAAGGATATCGAGGGGTTTAACTGGATTTACAAAGACGCACAAAACAACAAAGTGATCTTGGTTGCTGACTATTACGAAAAGAAACGAAAGAAAACAAAGATTGTGAAGCTTGCCAATGGGCGTAGTATGCGGGCTAAAGACTACGAAAAGCTGCAAGAGTATTGGGATCAAGAACAATTCTTTGAGCAAATCCCCGTGGTGACTAGCTCGCGTTGGACAATCTTGGAAACGGTTTGCTGCTATAAACTGACAGGCGATCAAATACTGGAATACAAAGAAACTGACTACTCCTATCTGCCTCATGTGTTCTTTGATGGCAATTCAATCGATTTGACTGAAGGTACGAGTAACGTCACCTATCAGATGACACGACCCTATGTATATCATGCGCTTGGCGTGCAGGACTTAAAGAACTTTGCAGGTATAGCGCTAGCTAACTATCTTGAAAATATGATTCAGCATAAGTTCATTATCAAGAAAGAGGCTATCCCACAGGAAATGGATTATCTCGAAGCGCTTAACGATATTCAGAAAGCTAATACTGTGGTCGTTAATGCTTACGCTGAAAATAATCCCGACAAGCCAATTCCCGATCCAATTCGCGAAGTGCAAAACTTGCCAGCACCACCCGAAGTTATGGGTGCGTTTCAGGTCACAGACCCAACAACACAGACCATTTTGGGCAGTTATGCTTCAAACTTAGGCAAGAATGACAACGACCTTTCAGGCAAGGCGGTCATTGAATCGGCAAGTGTTGGCAATGCAGCAGCCGAGCCTTATGTGGTGGGGTATTTGGCAGGACTTGCGCAGATGGCGACGATTCACGTTGATTTGATGCCCAAGTATTTGCTATCTAAACGTACAATTCCCGTGGTTAATGTTGCGGGTGACAAGTCTTACCAGCAAATAAATACCAAAGATGCGCCGAAGCTTGATTATGACGAGAAGGCTATCAAGGTACAGATTGAGGCAGGCGTTAATTTCCAAGTGCAAAAATCCGCGGCAGTTGACCAGATAATAGCTTTAACAAGGGCAAATGAAACTCTAGGTCAATTTTTCTCCGATGAGGATGGTGGTCTTAACATTCTCGTTAAGAACCTGAACATCTATGGAGCAGATGCGCTACCAGAGGCAGTGGAGAGGTGGAGCCAAAAGCGGGCGAAGCAACAAGAGCAGGCACAACAAATGCAAGAAAAAATGATGATGAACGATCCAAGAATGATTAAGGCTCAGGTTGATCAAATGAAAGTGCAGCTTGAAGGACAACAAATGCAGCTTGATAATCAGCAGCGTGAATTTGACAATCAAATACAAATAGCTAAGTTGGCCAATGAGAAGATTTTAGTAGACAGCAAGGTTATGGAAGCGGAAGCAAAGGTGTCTCAAGCTCAAATTGATTCTGCGGTTCAGCTTGAAAAAGCTCAAACTTCTTTGGAGACTCATGCGCTTGACTCCGCTACAAAAATAGCAGAAATACAGTCAAGAGAACATGATAAACAAATGGACTATCATCATTTGAATCTGGAACACAGGAAATTAGACGAAGCGAAGAACAAAGAAAAAGATTAAAATATAAAAACTAAGGCATAGACCGGCCAGTCGAAAAGCAACAACCCTAGTTGCATTGCCTTAGTTACTAATAGGGGTTGATAAGGGATCAATATGAAAATATGTGTTATTGAAGGGTGTTGTTCAAAAGTAAAAGGCCATGGATTTTGCGATAAACATTATCAAAGGTTTAAAAGACATGGCGATCCAAATGTATATTTTAAAAAAAAGAAATGCACGGTAGACGGATGTTTGGATAAATATTATGGGAAAGGCTATTGCAACAAGCACTATCTAAGAATTAAATACCATGGTGACATCAACCATGAAAGAAGCGGTCTATATAAGACACCAGAAGAAGCATGGGAAAATCAAGTCATAAAAAATAATGACAATGAGTGCTGGGGATGGAATGGAGCATTGACTGATGGGTATGGGCAATTAAGATTTAAATTAAATGGCAGGATGCTTAGGGCGCATCGGGTATCTTATGAAATACATTTTGGCAAAATACCCGCTGGAATGTTTGTTTGTCACAAATGCGACAACCCCATATGCAGCAACCCAACCCACCTGTTTTTAGGCACTAACTTGGACAATCTTAATGATTGTATTAAGAAAGGCAGACACCCTCTATTTAAAAAAATTATTGCGAAATAAGCAAAGGAGCAGAAAATGACAACTAAATACAAACTAAAACTGAGTGACATCGAACGCAATGGCGGCATTGCAAAATTAGACCGCGACGGCTTCACCAAGCAACAGGTCATGCAAACCGTACATAGAGAAATGAGAGGCGCTACACGCGACGAGAAAGCGAAAGTGGTTGAGAAGCTTTATAACCGACAAGAGCCATGTTAGGAGATTAAAATGCCATTGAAAAAAGGAAAGTCAAAAGCCGTTGTGTCTTCTAACATTAAAACGGAAATGAATGCTGGAAAACCAAAGAACCAAGCAATTGCGATTGCTATGTCAAAAGCTGGGAAATCCAAAAAGAAGAAGTGCTGACCACAATTGCCACTATTGACTAGATACAGTACTAATGTGACAATTCAGTTATTACGTCGCCACACGACAACCTGGCCGAATCTTTGCGCGATAAGCATTGTCTATCACGGTGACACCGAAAAAAGTCAAATGAAGGGATAAGATGACGATTGAACTTGAGACTGAAATTCAGGGTGAACTACCACCTGATTCGCCTGCTCTTAATGCGGAACCCGTAGATGAACAAGCGCCATTATCGCGAGATTTGGTGTCAAAGATAGTCGAAAGGGAGCGCACTAAAGCGTATGAAAAAGGCAAACAGGAGGCAGTAATGGCTTTACAAGAACAGCAAGCGCCGCAACAAGCGCCAGAGCAACAAATGCAGCAACCCCAGCAAGCGCAAAATATTGGTGGGATGCAGCAAATGTCGCAGGCAGATATTGAGCGGTTGATCGCTGAGAAAGCGCCGCAAATGTTGCAAGAGCAGATGCAACAGCAATTGCAGCAGCAACGAACGCAGCAAACGGTTGATTCGTTTGTGTCTAAGATGCAGGCGGCAGAGGCAAAATACCCTGGGTTAGAGGCAAAGCTTAATGATTTGGATTATTCGACGTTAGCTAATGTAGTTCAGATGGCTAATGAGCTAGAGAACACGGGCGATATTATGAAGGAGTTGGTAGACAATCCTGAAAAGATGTCTAGCATTATTCTTTTATCGTATACGCAACCGAAACTGGCTCAAAAGAAACTGATGGACTTAAGCAACTCGATTAGAACTAATCAACAGGCTTTGGCAGAAGAAGCACAGGCTCAAGATCCAATGTCACAACTTAAACCTTCGACAAGTGCTGGAGTGGATGACGGCGCAATGTCGGTGACTAAGTTTAGACAAATGTTCAGGTAGTACCCTCACCGGTGTTGTAACGCTGTCATTCAAAAAATTCACCTTTTTTGGAGTGTTACAACATGCCTACACCTACTAATACTTTGCAGACCGTACAAACCTATCAGAGAGCCGAGCTTGGATGGCTTTTAAATAGTTTTTGCATGATTGATCTGTCAAACAAGAAATTCAAAAACTTTAATGATTTAACTGCAAACCTTGGCGACACAGTGACTTTTGACACTACACCCCGCTATATTTCTTATAACGGTTTGCAAATCACCCAACAACAATCTGTGCAACGTGTGCAGTCATTGACTTGTAGCCAGGCGGCTAACGTGTCAGCGGGTTATACCGATCAACAATTCATCTTTGAAGTTCGTGAGTACATGGACAGGTTCGGGATGGCGGCTATTAAAGAGCTTGGAACACTGGTTGAGCGCGATATTCTCAAAAACTTTATTTCTGGCGTTGTGATTAATGACCCACAGAACGCAAGCTTTGGAACGGCCCAAGTCAACAGCGGCCCTTTCCGTTTTTACGGTGATGGCGTTAGCCCCATCAACAGCTTTGGTCAATTGGCACAATCCGTCGCTAACTTCGAAGACTTTGGCTCAGCAACTCACGCCAAAATGGGGATCTTGCCAGTTGCCAACATCCCTGCAATCGTTAACAGCGGGTTAAACCAGTTCGCAATCAACCGTAACAACGAGTTGGCTATGAAGTGGGAACTAGGCCCATTCTCAAACACTGACTGGTATGAGTCTAACCTTCTGCCAATTCATGTGGCTGGTGACGTGGGTAATGCCGCAGCCCCTGCAAACGTGCTGACTGTTGTATCAACTAACGATCCAACAGGCGCTAACGTGACTCAAATCACATTCAGCACTGATGCATCGGTTGGTGCAAACGTTGACGCTATTAAAGCGGGTGACTTGCTACAGTTCAATGATGGTGTATCAGGCCAGCCTAACATGCGCTTCCTGACTTTTATCGGTCACACACCCACACAGCAACCCGTACAGTTTCGCGCGATTGCTGATGCGACCAGTGCGGCTAACGCGGTTACTGTGTCTATTCAGACAATCAACGGCGTGGGCTTGGTTTGGGCGCAAAATCAGAACCAAAACTTGAACAACGCAATTGCTGCTGGTATGACAGTTACTGTATTGCCTTCGCATAGAGCAGGCTGCTTGATGTCCGGTGACCAGTTCTATCTGGCTATGCCACGACTGCCTGACGAGTCTCCTTTCACGACCAGCAACATGACTGATCCTGATTCAGGCGCGAGTATACGCCACTATTTCGGATCGCAGTTTGGGCTTAATAATCGTGCCTACGTCCGTGATTGTATATGGGGGAGCAGTTTGGTCGCCGAGAACTCAATGCGGCTCGTTTTTCCCTTATAATTTGCTTCAATGCTAATATGAGGTACAATTATTATGCCTCATATTAGCGGAGAAATAAATTGGGAAGGAGTATTTATTGTAGCGCGTGTAAAAAAGAGAAAGAGCCTGGTCGTGACAATGAGAGCAAATGCAAATCTTGTAAAAGTGAAGCAAATAAAGCTCTGAGAGCCAAAAGAAGGGCTGAAAAAGGATTGCCACCTCTTGGATCTGGAAGAAGTAAAAATTGTTATGATTGTGGTGCCGTTAAAGAAAATCGGAAAGAAGGATATTGCAGGGCTTGTTCAAGAAGGCGTGACAATGAATGGAGAATTAGCACGGGAAGAACAAAGAAGCATCAAACTGGATTGTGTCCATGTGGTGCGGAACGTGCTTATTATAATCCGGCTTATTGCGTTACTTGTGCAACGAAGCAGAAATTATCTTGGCTTAATGCAAATCCTGAATCAAAGAAGGCAATGCAAAGAAAGGCTCAAGACCGCGCGAAGGCTAATTATGTTAGCAAAAGCAAAGGTCGTATTAGGCGTAAAGGCACGCTCATTAATGGAGAGCCTGTATTGTGTTCAGAATGTGATGCGCTATCTAGTGGATGGTGTGAAACATGCGATTTAATTTATTGGTGGCGTAAGGCTCAATATGAACAGGACATTATGTATGCTCATAAAGTAAAAACACGCGCGTTGACACGAGCGCATATTAGATCAGGGAAATTGATCAAACAGTGCTGCGAGGTGTGCTTAACAGAAAAAAATGTGCAGGCTCACCATGATGACTATAACAAGCCATTAGATGTAAGATGGCTTTGTATAAAACATCATGCAGAGCACCACCGAAATAACCCTTAAATAAGGAATAGAAATCATGCCAGTATCATCAGTACAATTCGGACAAGAACCATGGAAGTACATTAACGGTTTGCAAATCAGCAATGATGCAACAACCCCTGATGAAATCATCAATGTATCAGTCGGCAGTTGCTATGACTCAACAGGAGTATACCAGATTGAAGTGGACACAGCTTTAAGCGCTGATAACACAGTTAGCGGTCTGGGCGGCTTGGACACAGGCACAGTTGCTGCAAGCACACTATATGCAATCCATGTAGTGGCCGATCCTGTAAGCGGTCAGGCAGAAGGATTATTGCTGTCTACCTCATCCACAGCACCACTATTGCCATTTGGATATAGTGTGTTTCGACTTATCGGCTATGTTCGCACCGATGCCACAAGTGACTTTTTGCTTGGCTATTGGACTGCTGGAAACTCTAGCGCACGTCAATTTATGTATGACGCGCCTATTGCTACAGCCGTGACCGCAGGTGCAGCAACGACGGATACAGCCGTATCACTAGACACGTTTGTTCCTGCCGTAAACTTAACGCCTGTATGGATTAAATTTGCAATGACAGGCGCTGCTGCAAGTCGCACACTCACATTGAAAACATTTGGTGCAGTTGGTGACATGTATCAGGCGACTACACAGGTGACAGCAGTGGTGTTGCGTGATAGCGCGCTAATCTTAGCTGGACTAAGCTCAGGCGTTCCCAACATCGAGTATTTGTGGTCTGCTGGTGGCGGTGATGCTGTCGCCATTGACGTTGCCGGATATCAGTGGTTTGTCTAACTGAGGATTAAGCATGGCTTATCCAGCCCTTGAGCTAATCAATCGCGCCTACTACCTGTCTCAGGTGGTAGCGCGCGAATTACAAACCGTGTCAGGTACGCAAGTAGCTGACGGCTTGTACCTGCTGAATGCTTTGCTGTCTTTCAAAAGCTCAGACTTACACTTGATCCCTTACTTCAAGCGCGACACGTTTAACAGCGTGGTCGGGCAAGAAGAATATTTTATTGAAAACCTAGTCTACCTTGACACGCTCACGTTTAACATCGGTGACGTAAGATACTCACTGCAAGATATGTCACGCAAAGATTACTTTGGTACTCCTCGCGTGGATAATATTGAAAGCTTGCCGTACATGTATCGTATTGAGCGCGAACTAGGTGGTTCTCGTATATTCCTGTATTTCGAGCCACAGCAAGTTTATGTCATGAAGATGTCAGGCAAGTTTGGGTTTGATGCCGTGACTCTCGATACAGACCTAGAAACGTTGTATGACGGGTTTTATATTGAGTATATGCGCTATGAGTTGGCAAGTAAGATCTGCGCGGAATATGGAGCTACCTTTCCAGATGCGTCAAAAGCACAGCTTGCCGAATATCAGAAAAAACTGCTGATGGTATCGCCTGCTGACTTGACGTTGCAGAAACGATCGTTCTTTAGCTCAAGCCCCGTCTGGGATTATCAAGCTATAAATTTGTGGCGCGGATACTGGCCTTAATCAATTTGGATAAAATATGCCCGCACCGAATCTACAACAATCCATCCAAGAAGTGCCGCTCAAAATGGTTGGCGGTAACAAATTTGGACGATTTGACAAAATAAGTGTCGAGCAGACGTGGAACATGATTGTCAGTGACGATGCACTAGTGCCTTACGCTGGCTGGGCGGTTGCGGCTGTCGCGGGTGGTAGTAACGAAGGTCGTGGCATTTACGTCAGCACGGTTGAGAATTTCTTGCTGGCTGTTATTGGCAATCAAGTGTATCGGTTTACGTCCGATCCATTCAATCCTGATGGCCCTTTGATACCTAACTCACCAGCAGCGGTTGGCCAGTTAGATACGTCAACGGGTGACGTGTTTATGGCTGAGAATAACGCTAAACAGATCCTGATTACTGATGGTATATACGCCTATATATACGATTACCTGAACGATGTTTTCTACTCGTCAAAAGCAGGATCAGCATTCCTGTTAACGTTTCCATTCACGGCTAGTGGTTATTGCTCATTCCAAGATGGTCGCTTCATTGTCGCAATCAATGGAACCCAGCAATGGGTTTTAT